GTGCCCCAGGAGATTCTCGGATTCAGCGAGGACGCCAACCGCAGCGTGAGCGATGCCGCCCGCCTCAATTTCGTCGAGAATAGGATCCTGCCGTTATGCGAACGCATCGAGGCGAGCATGGACCCGATCGTCAAGGCATTCGGAGAGGATCTGTGGGGTTGGTTCGACGGCGAGACGTTGCCCGTGATGCAGGCCGCGCGCCGCGCGCGCTACGCGACGGCCGTGCCCGCGTTCGGGATCGGCATCCCGGTCAACACGCTCAACCAGGTGTTCGATCTCGGCCTGCCGGACGATCTCCCGCACGGCGACAAGAGTTTTCTCCCTTTCAGCCTGCAGGAGTACGGTTTGCCGGAGCCTAAGCCAGCCGCGCTGCCGCCGATTCCTCCCGGCGCCGATGATTCGGCCGCCAAAGGTCTGGCCCTGCTCAAATCCGCAATCCGCAATCCGCAATCCGCAGTGCCGGCGCATCTCTGCTCCGCCGACACAGCATACGCGCGCTCGATCGCCGGGGCCATCCACCAGAAAGAGGGCCGGCTCAAAAAATTCTTTTTCGAGCAGCGGAACCGCGTGCTGGAGAAACTTGCGCAGATCATGGCACGGGCCAGGGAACTGGAACGTACAGAGCCGTTCATGGAGCCCGGCGCCATAGGCCATCGACTGGATCTGAACCTGAACCTCAGTCGCGGCAGTGGTCGCAGCATCCAGATTCTGCGCGACGGCTCCGGACGTATGACCGGCATTCGGGAAGATCAGGATTCCGTCATCGTCCAGGTGGAGCGAAATCGGACAGGAGCAATTACGGCACTGCAAGACAAAAAATAGCGAAAGGCATTTATGGCATCAGCATGGTATCCAAAGGGACTCACGGAGTTGTGCAAGGGCGGCCGGGACATTGACAATGGTTCGCTCAAGATTTCATTGATCAACACCGGGACCAGTTACTCGAACGCCCACGATTTCTGGGACGACGTGTCCGCCGGTGCTATCGGCACGCCAATCGGGCTCTCCAGCGTCACATTCGTGTCGAGCGCCGCGATCGCAACCCTGGACGCCGCGGACACCGGACTGACCTGGAACAGCGTGGCCGTGGGCAGCACCGTGGTGGCCTGCATTATATATTGGGACAGCGGAACCCCCGGCACGAGCCCGCTAGTGGCCTGGCTGGAATGCACATCCACGCCCACCAACGGCGGCAACATCACGATCACGCTGAACGGTAGCGGCATCGGCACGATAACCTGCTAGACGCATGGCCACGCGGCTCTATTTCCCTTCGTCAGGTGCGGCGCCGGTCACGCCCAGCACCTGGCTATTCGCCTCTCAGGTCAGCAGCCCGCTCACGTACAAGGCCGTCGCGACCAAAATAAGCAGTGCCTTCGCCACCAAAAGTGGAGCGACCGCTACCACGCTGGATCTGCGGGGAGTAGGCCGTTGGGTCATCGGGCCGCTCGGGGCCACGCAGATCAGCGGGACGATCAAGGGCCAGTTCCGCTGCACGGAGAACAACGATGGCGCGGCGGCCACTCTGGCAGTGGCGATAAAAATCATCCAGCCCAGTGGTGCCGACCGTGCAACTCTCCTCTCCCCTGTGGCATCGGATGCGGACACGACTCGCCCGCCTGAAATGCTGGTCGGCACCACGCCGAACACTGGTGCGGCGAACCGGTCATTCAACAACACCGCCGAAAGCGCCAGCATATCTCTCACCCCACAGACTCCGACCAGCGGAGATTACCTCGTGATCGAGGTGGGGTTCCGCTCCAACACAGGCACCTCGCGCACGATCTATCTCCGCTATGGCGACAATAACGCCAACGACAATCCCGAGAACCAGACAGACACCAATGACTATTGCCCATGGATCGAGTTCAGCAACACGCTCCCGCTAAATGCCACAGTAACGCCCGGCTTCGCCCCGGCAACATCCTCGGCCTACAGTGCCGCCATCCTTGCCGGCGCGGTCTCCCTTGGGCTTGGGCTCGGTTCGGCGACGGCGGTCGCCTACAATGCCGGAATCACGGCTGTGGGTGAGAACCAGACGATCACCCCAACCTATGCCCAGGCGACGGCGGCCGCCTATGAGGTCAGCCGGACCACGGCGGTGAGCCTGACACCGGGTGTGGCTGCCGCGGTAGGCGGGGCCTTCTCGGCGAGCATCCAGGCTGGTGGAGTCACGATTGTCCCCGGCGCGGCCTCCGCCACCGGAGGTGCCTACGCGGCCGGCATTCAACCCGGACCCGTCACAATCACCTCAACCTACGCCCAGGCGACGGCGGCCGCCTATGAGGTCAGTCGGACCACGGCGGTGACCCTGACACCGGGTGTGGCTGCCGCGGTAGGCGGGGCCTTCTCGGCGAGCATCCAGGCTGGTGGAGTCACGATCTCCGAGGAATTTGGACCCATCACTGTCATCCCTGGGGGCGGCTACCATTATACGCCCCCAGCACCGCGAAGGCATGAACCGCGGGAAATCCCACCGATCCCGGATCAGATTCTCAAGGTCGGTTTCGCCCGCGCATCGGCGCGGGCGTTTGACCCGGTCTCCGTGCCCGGCAGAATGATCATTCCTCTGGGGCGTGCGCAGGCCAAAGCCACCGCCTGGTCCAACAGGATCGATCGGGACGAATTCGAGGAGGAGATCGCCCTACTCTATATCTGCCTGTGAAACCGCAACACCTCCAACGCGCATTATCGGACGTGTTCAACCTGCTGGACGAGCACAAGATTTTGTGGCAGCGGCTCAACAAACTGCTCCACGGCGATCTCGAGTTCGGCGTCGCGCAGATCGGCAAGGAACTCGGGCTCGACGATTTCAAGGTGCCGCCGTCGGACGCCATCGCGTTCATGAATTCTCGCGAGAACATGGTCCAGGAGATCAACCGTACCACGTTCAACGATCTGATGGCCGGCCTGCAGGACGGGTTGGCGGGTGGTGAGAGCTATGACCAGCTCGCCCAGCGGGTGAAGGACAGCTACCGGGAGGCGACCGATTCGCGCGCCCACACCATCGCGGTCACCGAGACGAACATCGCCATCAACAGCGGCCGGTACACGGCCATGAAAGCGGCCGGCGCGGAAAAGAAAGGCTGGGCCACCAGCAGTCTCGATGGCGTCCGCCCGGCCCACGAGGTCGCCGGTGAGCAATATAAGGACGGCATTCCGATCGACGAACCGTTCGAGGTGGGCGGCGAGGAACTCGATTATCCGGGGGATCCGAAAGGCAGTCCCTGGAACGTGATCAATTGCCGGTGCTTCACCTTCGCTGTGTTGGATAGCAAATCGCAAATCGCAAATAGCAAACCGGGCTTTCTAACCTATGAGGCCTGGCGGGAAAAAACGCTCCAGGATGCCCCAGGACAAATCCACCCCTCTCACACCCCATGAACGAAACCAAAGCCGAAATGCAAGAGTACCCCGGCGTTTTGCAAGACACCCCAGCGCATGCTCAGATGCTCAAAGAGTGGGGCCCCCGGGCCGTCATGCTGGCCAATGGCGGAATTGGTCTGCGCAGCCAGCTCAGTGTCGAGGTCTCAATGCCCGGCACCGAGGAGGCCATCCTCGATTTCGTCGCGTCGGACGCGACACTCGACCGCTATGATGAGGTGATCGAGCAGACCGGCTGGGAACTCGCCAACTACCGGAAGAATCCGGTGGTGGTGGACTCGCATGATTACGGCTCGATCAGCCGCGTGATCGGCCAGTCGCTCATCACCGAGGTGCGGAACGGGAAACTGCTGAACCGCGTGAAGTTCGCGCTCGAGAATCCCCTTGGCAAGCTCGCGCATGCGCTCTCGCGGGGCGGCTTCATCCGCTCCGAGTCAGTTGGTTTCATTCCCATTTCCAGCAAGCGCGGTGATCCGGACAAGGGCGAGCCCCGGCGCACGTTCACCCGGCAGGAACTCATCGAGATCAGCCTGGTCGCCGTGCCGGCGAACCCGGGCGCGACCATCGGCCTGGCGCTCAGGAGCGGCGCAATCGAACGGCGCGACCTGGCGGAGGTCCTGAGCCTGCTCCGACAATTTTCCAACAACGAGAGCCCCGCGGACAACCCAAGCGACCGGGTCCGCGCGGCTGACTGGTCGCGGTTGGCGCAGAGACTCCAAACAATCGCCCGCAATGCGCGGGCATGAAAGGCACCACGTGGAAACTGAAGTCACCAAAAAAATCGAAGACGGTCTGGCCTCGATCGAGACCAGCATCGCCGCCACCAGCGCCCGGTTGAAAACCATCGAGGCCTCGGTCGGCAACTTCAAACTCATCGAGGACACCCAGAAAAAACTCACCGACGACCTCGGCGAACAGCGCAAGTTGCTCGACGATGTGCGCCGAGCCGTCCTCCAGCCGCGCCTGCGCAGCCCTCGCCAGCCTGGCCACCTCAGCGACGATGCGGCGGAAGCTCTCGGCGCGGCGTTCGTGCTCAACCTCGAGCGTGGAGGTATGCTGGGGCGGTGTTTTTCCGAGCCGCATCAGTACAAGCGGATGCTCGGCGAGGCGCAGTCCTTCACCAAGGCGGCGCTCACCACGAGCGACGTGCCGCTCCCAGTCAGCTACTATGCCGAACTGCAGGAGTTGATCGCCGAATACGGTGTGGCCCGGCGCACCCTCACGCCCTGGCCCCTCTCGGGCGGCACGGACAAACCGCCGCGTAGCAAGACAGGGTTTACGTTCTCGCTCGTCGCGATCAGCGGGTTGTTTGCCGAGAAATCGCCGGCCATCGAGTTCTGCACGCTGTCGTCGCACAAATATGGTGGGATCATCCTCACGCCGCGCGAACTGCGCGAGCAATCCATCGTGAACATCGGCCAGTACTTCGCGAAGATGGCCTCTACCCGGTTCGCGCTCATTGAGGATACGGTCGCGTTCCTCGCCGACGGCTCCGCCACATACGAGGGCCGGAGCGGCATCTGCAAGGTCCTCGACGTGGACGGCACCTATGAGGTCAACACCGATGCGGGCAAGACGAGCCCGAGCGACATCGAGGTCAAGCACCTGCGCAGCATGGTCAATGCGGTGAACTCGGGCGCGCGCAGCAAAGGTAAATGGTACATGAACCCGACCTGGGAGCCGTACCTCCCTGAGTTCAACACGACGGCGAACCAGTACACGTTCCGGTATGGCCAGAGCAACCAGGCGTTCCTGCTCGGCTACCCGATCACCTGGGTGGAGGTCATGCAGGCCTACACCGAGAGCGCCGCCGCGAGCACCTACCCGCTCCTGTTCGGTGATCTCTCCTGGTGGTTGTTCGCCACCCGGCCGGGCCCCCGCATCGACGAGAGTTCAGACCGGTATTTCGAGTACGACCAGATCGCCACGCGGTTCATCGAGGAGATGGACGTGGATTATCAGGCTCTGGCGGCTGCATCGGTGCTGAAACTGCCGGCTGCCTAGCCAGCGGCAATAGCCAATAGCAGATAGCCAATCGCAAAAACCGAAACGATCCACAGAAAGACAACAATGAAACGAATCATGTCTCTCCTCACAGTCACCGCCCTGCTCGCGCTCGCGCTCCCCGCATCCGCCCAGTGGAGCGGCTACCTCTCCAAGTCCGGGACGGGCACGGGCACGACGAACAGCGACGCAATTTTCGGCGCCTCGGTAGGCAAGGAAATTCGGCTCGTGAGCGTGCGCGCGGCCACGGATCTCGCGGCTGGGCCCATCCTCCTCCTCAGCGGAACGGAGGCACACACGATGACGGTGGCCTCGGCCACGGTCAATCTGCCCGTCGGATCGGTAGGCACGGTCGCGGCGAATGACGTGCTGGTCATCCATACGTCGGCTAACACCCTCACCACACGGATATGCAATTCCGTGACAGGAACCACGAACATCGAGTTGACCGCAGTGCCGGGCGCCACGCTGGCGATCGGCACGAAAATCTATCGGATGTCCGACGTGCAGACGATCCTCCCAGGTACGACCAACCAGGTCGCCTGGACCGGAGAGTGTCTGAAAAAATCGCTGATCCGCATGCCGCTCATGGTACGCGTGATCGGAACGGCCGCCTGCACTCTCCAGTCGGCTGCAGTCCGCTACGATCCATAACGCAGCGTGCCGAATCACAGCGACTGGTCCCGCGCGATTCGGCTCAGGGCCGCCGGCGGCTAGCACCGTCGGCGGCCTCACGAAACATGCCAAATATGCCGAAACCTGACCTGGCTCAGCAGACCGAGTTCGCCCGCCGCCCGGTATTTCACCGCGCGCTTTTCCAGCGGCGACCGACCCGTGGTCGCGTGCCCATGCCGGGCGGCTATCCATTTGCCGACGCCAAGCCGGTGGCGGACCAGGCGCCCGTCGGAGGGATGAATCCGCGACCGGAGGAGACCCAATCATGAAACGATGGACCGTTCTGCTATTTGCCATTTGTCTGCTATGGCCGTCAGACGGCACAGCGGCCACCGTCACCGGAACCGTCACGGACATCAATGGTTCTCCCTACACCGCGACCTGCGTTTTCTGGCCGCTCTCGAATCCACAGTTGAACGGCGGTATTGTCTATACGCGCAAACAGAAATCTATTACGGCCACAAATGGAGTGTTCTCCGTGGTGCTGGCCCAAGGGGATTACCGGGTATTGATCGACGGACAGAATCAACTGCTGATCTCCGTGCCCAATGACGCCGGCACCTACTCGCTCGCGAACGTCACCGTGTCGAACACGACCTATTCCTACCTGGTGCCGCCGGCGAGCTCATCCACACTCGCCAGTCTGCGCGACGTCCTGATCGGGAATAGCGCCGACACCGAGGTGCTCATGTTCGACACCATTGTTGGGAAATGGACCAACCAACCAATTGCCAGCGTTGCCGCGGATCGCTCGCAGTACTGGGAGCACGAGTATTTTCTCGCCCAGCGCACCGACGGACGAGTGGG